CTTGAAGTGGGTTGAACCCACTGATTGCTATTGCCATCGTTGTAATAAACAAACAATCTGCCGTTTGTGGTGTTAAACCACATAGCTCCAATTTGAGCAATAGGTGGAACTGTGGCGCTAGGCTGCGCTCCAATTACGCCTTCTACGTTGGTTAGGTCTGCTCTTAGAAGGGCAAACCCTCCGGGTTCGACCCCGTCAAAAAGTCTTAGAGCATTGTCTTCTCGGTCGTAAAAGATCTCACCGCGAGAGCCCAACTTTCTATCTAAGAATGCTTGTTCTCTGGGTATTATTCTTACGCTGTCTAGAATAGGGTTACGATCTGTCGCCATGTTTGGAATCCATTATGATTATATATTTATCGCGGAGTTAAAAACGGTGTTCTAGTTTGCACACAGCTAAAAACTACACACATAAATACCCTACAGGATATTTTAACCATGGATTTAAACAAAGACATTGCTGTGTTTGACGGCATAATGACCCCCACGGAATGCCAAGTTCTCATAGATCACTATGAAAACATGGCCGCCCTAAATCTCAGTTATAGTCGTCTTCAAATAGGCGATGCTCCTGGACATAAAAAAAGCGACAGGGCAGTGTTTGTTTTAGAGCAACAGAGTTTGAGATTTACTCCAGATACAAGTTTTATTACTTATTTTATGGAACGTTTTTGGAGCTGTTATAATCAATATATAGAACATTACAGCATACTATCCGAAGCTAGCAAACATCAAGTTCGAATGATGAAACTACAAAAAACACTGCCCGGACAAGGGTATCATGTTTGGCATTTTGAGTCAGATAGCCTAGAAAGATCAGGTCGAGTATTATCTTGGGGATTGTATCTTAATACTATTGAGCAGGGCGGGGAAACAGAATTCCTATACCAAGGAGTAAGAATTCCAGCAACACAGGGCACACTGGTTATTTGGCCTGCGGGTTTTACACATACCCATAGGGGAAATCCTCCGCTAAGTGGTGAAAAATATCTCCTTACAGGTTGGGTAGAGTTCTAATGGAAGTATTAGAGTTATTTCCCACCGAAGTTTTTGTTTTTAAAAATACCGACGTTGATAATCAACGGCTAATTGCAGAATTAGACAAGTTAGATAATATAAAAATTAAAAAAACTTCTACCCTTAGTATGATTGTGGATCTTAGAAGTCATCCAGAATTTAAAGAATTGTTTGCTTGGTTTAATCAATGTTTAAATTCTGTCAAAGAGCATATGAAATATGACTGTGATAGTTTAGAAATCACCAATAGTTGGTTTAATGTAGCTCTTGCAAATTATCAAATGTATCAAAACGTGCATAGGCATTCAATGAGTATGTGGAGTGCGGTTTATTATCTCAGTGAAGGATCACCCACTGAGTTTGAAGATCCAGTTATACATAGAACACAAGCTCAATTAGAAGTATTAAGATTTGACTATAATCCTTTTTACAGAATAAATCCAAAACCAGGTAAACTAGTTTTATTTCCTAGCTGGTTATATCATAGTAGTTTACCGCACTTCGGTGACAAGAATAGATATATTATTAGTTTTAATACTTTGCCTAATGGCAAAATTAATCACAACTTGGCTACAGATTCAAAAGCAACCTTAAGGGTAATCAATGATTAACGATGTTATAGTATTAGGAGGCGGCAATGCAGGACTAATGTCTGCTTTGTATTTAAAAACAGCCCTTCCATCTTTAGCAATTAGGCTTATTAAATCTAAAAAAATTGGCACTATCGGTGTTGGTGAAGGCAGCACTGAGCATTGGACAAGATTTTCTCAAGCTGTTGGAATTAGTATGGCAGAATTAATTAATGAATGTGGTGCTACTATTAAGATTGGAATTAAATTTGAAAACTGGCACGGAGATGGCACCAGTTATTTTCATAGTCTTCCAGAATTTTTATTATGGATGGATCAATATTCCGGGGCTCCGTATACTATGATGCGGTTGATTGGTGACGGAATTCCGCCTGGAAAATTGCATTGGGATCTTACAATGCAAGGGTATTTAAGAGAACCGTTAACAGATTATTATCAGTTTCATTTCGATAGTGAAAAATTAAATGCGTTTTTAGAAAAAAAATGCAATGTGTTAGGTATTCAAATTATTGAAGCAGAAATAACAAATCCTATAATCGACAATGATGGGTTTGTTACGTCAATTATTGACGACCATGGCACTAGTTATTCTGCAGATTTTTTTATTGACAGCAGCGGATTTAAACGTGTAATAGCTTCTAAGCTAGGTGCAGCTTGGGTTGACTGGTCAAAATATCTACCTTTAAATTCTGCTATTGCTTTTCAAACATCTTATGAAGAAGAGATACCGCCATATACTTTAGCCAAAGCTATGGATGCAGGATGGCATTGGCGCAGTCCTGTGCAGGATAGATTCGGCAACGGTTATGTATTCAGTGATAATTTTATTTCCGAACAGCAGGCTGTAGACGAAATACAAAAACATTTTAAAGATACTATAAAAATTGGCAGAAAAATTAATTATGTTTCAGGCAAAGTTAATCAGGCATGGATTAAAAATTGTGTATCTATTGGATTGAGCAGTAATTTTGTTGAACCGTTAGAAGCATCTAGTATATCAACAACTATAAAACAATTACAACTCTTGACAGGTTCTTTGTGGAACTGGGATCGAGAAGATACCGGAACTATCAAAGAGTATAACAGAATAGTCGATGATATGATGTCAAATATTTTAGATTTTATACAGTTACATTATTTTACCGAACGCAATGACACTGAGTTTTGGCGTTGGTGTAAAAATGAAATGACAATGACTGATTTTAACAAGGAAAACCTTGAAAATTTTAAGAAAAATTTTGTAAATCAAATAATATTGCCCGAAGACGGATTAATGAGTAATTTTAGAATCTATGATTGTCTTAATTGGATACAAGTTATGCATGGATTAAGAATGTTCGACACAGCTAGTATTAAAGCAAGATATGAAAAATACTACGGTCGATTTAGAAAGGATGACGAAGAGATGTTACTTCAAATAGAAACTGAGCCGACTCGGGGGTGGATGACCTGTAGAGAGGCTGTTAATCATATTAAAAAAATGAGTAATGTTGAGGTTAGTTATAAATTATGATTGATTCATTATGTATTGTAGGCGGTGGAACCAGTGGTCTAGTCTCAGCACTAATGTTGAGACACTCGTGGCCTGAATTAAAAATCACAGTGATTGAATCTAGCCAAATTGGAATTATAGGCGTTGGCGAAGGCAGCACAGAGCATTGGAAAAAATTCATCGATCACGTAGGTATTTCTGTTCCTGAATTGATGAGAGAATGCGGAGCTACTTATAAAGTTGGAATTAAATTTACTAATTGGCACGGCGACGGAACTCACTATTTTCATAGTTTAAGTGAACAGTTTGGACACCATTCTAAAGAAAGCGGATTACCTGTTACTTGGATTTATATGACTGGGGAAAATTATGACCCTTTAGACACATCGTGGAGTTTGAGTCAAAAAAGTTATCATACAGAACCATTACATGATATTCTAGCACAATATCACTTTGATACTTTTAAGTTAAACGAGTTTTTACATAAAAAATGTCGAGAACGAAATATAAATTTTGTAGACACCGAGGTAGAACAAGTAATTTTAGACAATCAAGGTCATGTTAAAGAGTTAAAAGACAAGCAAGGTAATATCCACGAATATGATTTCTATATAGATTGCAGCGGATTTAGACGTGTGATAGGCACAGCTCTAGGAACACAGTGGGTAGATTGCACTAAACAATTACCAATGAATTCTGCTATTGCATTTCCTACTGGGTATACAGAAGACATCCCTTCATATACAGAAGCCACTGCGCTTGGCAGTGGTTGGGTATGGCGCATACCTACTCAAGAAAGATACGGTAACGGATATGTATTTTGTGATGAGTTTATAAATGAGGACCAAGCCTATGCTGAAGTCTCTGCTCATTACAAAGAAAATCTTAATATAACAGATGAACTAAAAATAGGTAAACGAGTAAAGTTTGGTGCTGGATATGTTAAAGAATTCTGGATTAAAAATTGTGTCCAGGTAGGACTAAGCGGCATATTTGTTGAGC